TTACAAATTTTCAATCGCTTTTACTAAGTCGTCATTTATTAAATGCGAATATGTCTTTACCACTTGCTCGATGGTATCGCCTATGAGCTTGGCTATAACAGCAAAATTTGTACCGTTGGACAATAGCATTGATACGTAGGAATGACGAAAATCGTGTATTCTTATTTTAGAGAGATTAGCTAATTTAGTATACTTGTCCAGAGCATATTGAATAGGGTTTTTACTTATCGGATGTTCTGAGCCGAAAATAAAGTTATTGGCAATACCGTTTTTCTTTTTATATTCCAACCAACTATCAAGTATGGCGCGAGCGTGCGCGGGTAAGGGAACCTTATGCGGCTTATAATTCTTTGTCGGAGTTATTTTGTACGGGGTGCCGTCCAATGTGTAGCGATTGTAAGTTGTTTTAATTGTTAAATCCTTTCCATTGTAGTCTGCCGGTGTAAGAGCTTGCAATTCTCCGCAGCGTATACCGCTGAAGAATAAAGTATAGAAGATAGCCTTATATCGCTCATTATCGATAACAGAGTAGAATTGCATAAACTGTTCTTTTGTCCATATAGTGTATTCACGCTTTTGATAACGTCGTTTGGGCGCTTCCACAGTAGAAATAAAATCTTTTATGTTATAACGTTTTACACACCAATGTACAAACGCACAAAATTCGCTCCTAATCTTGCGTAGCTGCGTTTGAGAATAAGGTTGTCCATTTTGTTTAACCTTACTCCAAAGTGCGTCCTGCCACGCGTAGACGGTCTCTGCCTTTATTGTGGTCATATCTTTGCCGGTGAAGAATGGGGTTATATGGATTTTAAAGCTGTTCATTACCGTATACAGAGAGCTTTCCTTGACAGTAGCTTTCAAAGAACCATAATAGTTTTCAAGAGCATAATCAAAAGTTAGCTGTTGTTTACCGTTATATCTTTTAGGCGGGGCAATATATGTTGCCATAAATTCGGTATACGCTTGCTTTGCCAGAGCTTTTGTTTGATAACCGCATAGTGATTTTTGTACTTCGCATCCATTTTCATCTATAATACGAAATATGACGTCGTAAACAACGCCGCGTTTTTTGGTCTCTCTTTCGCGATATGAAAATGCGTAACTTTGTGCCATAATTAACTTAATTTTCTGTCTGCTAAATTTGCTAACATATCTACAAATGTATAGAAACTATAATTTTGATGTTGTGTAAGCGATACTGCAAACTTCTGCGGTAATTTTAGAACTGCTTCCAATTCGTCAATAAAACCCATTACAAATTTTCGGAATGAAGTATAGTTGGATAGGTGAGAAAATATTATAACGACTGAAAGAATATTGTTAATTTTTAAATCATTTCCGTAGTTAGACTTTAATAATTTAACAAAATCATTCTTTTGACTGATTTCGTAAACGGTTTTGTAATTATAAATCCTTAAATTATGTGCGCAAAGGTTTCGAATGTTAGTGAGGATGCGCAAAAATACATATAAGTCATTTGGAGTAAAATATTTGCCATATAATGATTGTATATGCTTACAGATAGCTAATTTAAGTTTAGGTTGTTGACAGGAATAGAATTTACTTAAATCACCGAGTTTTAAATGTGAGCATAGCACCCATATAGGAATGCTACCGTGCTGATTTAAATAATGACGAATATTATCATTTGAAATGTCCGGATTATTCTGACAGGTATCAATTTGTGTTTGTATAATTTCTATTAAATCTTTAGCTCGCCGAGTATCATTAAGATGAAATGTATTATAAACATTTAAATCAAAATAACTGCACTCGCCATAGGAATTGGCAAATTCATAAGCAATGATTGATTTTAGCATTGTTTCTATATCCAGTAGGGTAGATAGAATGCTATGTCGTAAGCCTTTGTCAAATTGATAAACACATTGGATGTATTCAAACTTAGCGTCTGTTATGTAATTTTCGCTACCCGAAATTATAAACGGTTCTTTGTATCCGTTTATAACACTGTAATAGTTATCAATTTCTAAAAATCTTTTAGCGGCATTTTCGTCATCAAATGATAGCCCGCGAGATTTTAGAATTTCAATTTGTTCATCATAAGTTTTGAATGGTTTTGCCATAATGTAAAGAGCCAACACTAATGTGTTGACTCTTACAATTTTTGGCTATGCTACCTATAGTGCATAGTACATATCATAAACGCTAAGATAGATATACCTCTTAGCAACTGAATGATATCATTTATTATTATGCGTTGTCAACACAATTTTATTCCTATAACTCAATTTCTTGCAAGTTATTATGTCGGCAAATCCTCCTGGTGTAAGTTAGTTTGCTATAACTTATTTAATCGCTTTTTTTAAATTTTCAATTTCTTTTTTTAACTCGGAGATTTCATTCTGCATTGGTGCTATTGTTTGCATATGGTACTTATCAATGCATTTATATATAATGGCATATGCAAAACAAAAATAGGAAACTATGGATGCAATGGCAGCAAAAATTGCGGAAACCATAATACCTATAGGTGTTTTAGACGTATATTGACAGGTTATACATATTACTAAGATAAAAAGAGATATTATTCCACCTATTGTGGGGACAACAGACATTTTATCGTATTGCGAATGTTTTGTATCTTCGTATACCACAGTAGTATGTGTTAGAGCTTTGGAAAGCTCGTCTTCCGAAAAATCTTCTGGTATTGTTGCAATTTTATAAATCGTTCTGCATTTAGGACAATAATTTACATTATCATCTTCTATATATACTAATTCATTTCCGCATTTTAGACATTTTGCCATTTGTATTTCTCCTTATTATAAGTTAACTTTATATGAACGTACTATTCCCAATATATGAGCGTCACCGTTCTGTATTTGGTCTTTGGTTATTAGATAGCTATCTGCTTCGGGATTATCTCCGCGCAATAATATGGAGCCGTCAGATTGAGGATAATAACGTTTTAACGTTGCATAATCGCCGTCCATAGCAAAAGCTACCACTTGTTTTGGCTCTGCGTAATTTTGGACTCTGATTATAGCCATTGAACCATCTGGAATAGTGGGGGACATACTGTTTCCGTTTACGCGCAGCATAAAGTGTTGTCCGTCGCCGTAGCTTGCGTCAGCATACTCCCATTCACCTGTTTCGCCTTGTTCCATATTGATAGGCGTGCCGGCTCGTATTTCTCCGAAAACGGGGAGTTTGATATAAGGTTCTAGGGGATAGGTGTTACGATAGGCTGGGATAGTGTCTCGTCCGAGCAAATAGTCTACGGACACGCCGAAATATTCTGCCATTTTATTAAGTATATCGACTGGCGGATTTGCAACACCGTTTTCATACGTTGCATAGGCTTGTTGTGAAATTCCTAACATTGCACCCATTTGAGCTTGTGTTTTTGACTTTTGCTTTCTTAACTCACGTAAAATTTTCATAGGGGCTCCTTTACTATTTATAATTGTACAATATAAATTTGTAAATTTAAATATTTTTAACAAAAAATTTACAAATAATAATAGTGAAATCGTTGACATATACAAATAATAATGGTATATTTGGTATATACAAATAATATTGGTAAATAAATCGGAGGCAAACAATGATTGACATTAAGCAATTAGAAGAGGCGAGTGAAAAGTTGTTGGAATTCTATCAAGCGAATTGCAATATTCACCAAAGCATTGTGGTTGATTGCTATGGAGTGAAGGTTGTATCGGACGAGGTATTTATACCAAAAAAACAGCCTGCCGATAACGACAGACTGTCAGTTGTTAAGACACAGCATAACAAAATCACTCCTTATTTTCTCTCGGGTTATAATGCTTCAACTACGCAATGCGTTGATAGCGGTAGCGACCTTTAACCGCTCGGGCTAAATAAGTGCCAGGGTGTGTGAAAGATACGAGATGGCGATAGATTTCAAAGGGGACGTTGAAATACTGATAGATTGCACCATTAAGAAATTGCACTTCTAAAACGCCATTATCATATCCGACAGAGTACACATTTGTTGATATAACTGGTTGTCTTACCATTGGTTCTCACCTCCTTATATAAATTATTAAATAACATAACTTATTTATAGGGTATTGTCAAGTATGAAAAACATTAATTGTAAAACGAAAATTAAATTGATAGAGACGATTAAAAAATCGGGTTTAACAATTGGCAAAATTGCTCTCATAAGCGGAGTTAAAGAACGAACAATTATGAACTGGATTTATAACAGTGATTCAATGCCATCAATAGAAAACGCAGAAAAAATTTTTAACGCGCTTGGCTATGAAATAGAAATCAAAAAGTTATCGGGAGAAGAAAAATGACTTTTAAAGAATTGCTTAAAAAGAGAGGAATGACACAAGAGCAGTTGGCTAAGAAACTTAAAGTAACACAGCAGACTGTTAGTGCGTGGTGTAGTGGTGCAACAGCACCTCAGCGCAAGATATGGAGCAAAGTTGCCAAAGCACTTAACGTATCTGTAGAGCAGTTGCTGAACTGCTTTGAGAAGTAGGAGGGAAATATGACGTTATCAAGACGTGAAGAAATTCTAAGCAAGGACATACTTGGAGTTCAAGACGTTATGGAGTTGAATGATATGCAGTATTTTAATGCGGCTAAACTCATTCGCAATATCAAGCGTAAAACTACGTGCGGACTTGACATAAGAGGCAAGGTATCGACTGCTGTCTATCTTGATTATTTTGAGCCTAAGACAAATGAGGTTGTGAAAGAAGAAAGGAAAGAACGCGTGGTCGCTTCAAAGAAAATCAGAACAAAGGAAATACCTCCGTTCAGATTTAAGGACTATCAGGGAGTACAGCAATGAGTATAGGCAAGTCAATAGACAATGTAGCAGATGTATTGCTTGCTCTGATAGCAAAGCACGGGGATACTGCACGCGTAATAAACGCAATACGGGAGGAGCAGAGAGATGGAAAGGAATAATCAAGCTATTTATTACCTAAACAAGTTAATCGCTCTTGGAATGGAAGCTAAGCGTTTGCAGGAAGAGTGTAAGCAGGTAACAGGAGTGGAGCTTTGCGGTCTCGGGGCAAGATGGAGTATTACAGAGGGTAAATTTTTTGTGCAGACATTTGAGAGTATAGACAAACTTGGATTGCCGGTAAGTGCAGGTGATGACGAAAGGTTTGTTGAACTTAACGGCTATAAAGTTATTGAGGTGTGATATGGAACGTGTTAATAAGGTTGAAATTATACGTAGCTGTATACAGTCCGATGATATCTTTGATGTCATTATAGACGGATATCGAGAAGACATAGTGGGGGTAGATGCTCTTTACAGATGCTTAGATGAAATATTTAAACCTAAGAAGAAAGAGTGCTTGCATTTAGATGAATTTCTTGTTCCGTGCGGAGTCGGGGAAATAACGAGTGCGTGGGATGAGAGATTTAAAAACAATTAAGGAGGGGATATGAAAAGATTTAGAACATTGAAAGCAGATGAAGTAGATGCAAGGGTTGGAACCTGTAATCAAAATGGATTTAGTTTGTTGTTATATAAGGATGCTCGTTGCGACCAAAACATTCTTGATGAGGCTGTAGGTCCAGAGAATTGGCAACGTCGCCATTACGAGGTTAAGGGCAATATGTTCTGCTCCGTCGGAATCTACGACGATGCAAAGAAAGATTGGATTTGGAAAGACGATTGCGGAACGGAAAGCAATACCGAGAAAGAGAAAGGCGAGGCATCTGATAGCTTTAAGCGCGCTTGCTTCAATTGGGGAATTGGCAGAGAACTTTATACATCACCTTTTATTTATATTAAAGGAAATACGGAGCAAAAGGGAAACAGATGCGTTCCGACATTCCGAAACTTCAAGGTGCTTATCCTTGAAACCCAAGACGGCAAAATAAGCAAATTGCAGATAAGCGGCGATGGTGAAGTTATATACGAGTTTGGTATGCGTTCAAATAATACTAATAAACCGTCTGAAACAATGACTTATGAGAAAGCTTGCAAATATCAGACAAAAGATAAACGAGCATTTAACGAACTTAGTGACAATGAACTTCTTCAGATTATAAAGTCATCAGCCGGGCAGGAGTCGAAAGTAGCAGCAAAAACAATAATGGATTACCGAGATATGCAACCTATATCAGAAGAAGATGGATTGCCGTTCTGAGAGGTGAATTATGAAACATACGGGGCAAGCAACGGCAAGCATTACGGTGGTCGTTGAGGAGCTTGTAAAGCGCGGAGACGAATTTGTTGACATAGAGGTTAAGAAGCATAGAGAAAAGCGCACATCGGATGCTAACGCGTACTTTCATTTGTTGGTCGATAAGATGTCCAAAGCTTTGCGTGTGACGGCTGATGAAGTCAAGCACAGGCTTGTATGCGATTACGGTAGCGACGGAGTATATGTAAGACTTCCAGCAACTGCAAATATTGATAGCTTCGGAGTGAAATACTACCGCTTAATAGGAGAAAACACAGGAACGCAAAAGCGATGCAATGATTATCTCGTTTACAAGCCTACACACGAAATGAACAAGGCGGAAATGGCAAGGTTGATAGACGGAACGGTCGAAGAAGCAAAGCAGCTCGGTATCGAAACGAGAACACCAGACGAGCTTGCGGAATTAAAGAGCTTATGGGGTGAGAAATGACATATCAGCAGATTAAAGCAATAGAAGCGAAGAATAAACAGCGTATTCTGTCGGTCAATCCAAGTATAACGGAGGATAGCGGGATTTACATTCTGACACGCGAAGAGGGCGGTTTCAAGTTTGGATATGTAGGGCAGGCAAAGCACTTGCTTACGCGCCTTGCACAGCATTTAAGCGGTTATCAGCACATTGACCTATCTATCAAAAAGCACGGATTGTACAATGAACAAAATCCAACCGGATGGAAGATTGAGTTTGTGTACTGTGCTCAAGAGGATTTGGATAAGACGGAGCAATATTACATATACGATTACGCTCTTGCAGGTTATCAGATGCGTAATAAGACGGCAGGTGGACAAGGTGAGGGCAAGTTTGGGATAGCAGAAAGCCGCCCTGCAAAAGGCTATCACGATGGGCTTAAGCAAGGCTATGAGAATGCCAGACGTGAGGTTAAGCATTTATTCGACTTGCATCTTAAAGCTGTTATAAAAGCAAATAAGTCAAATAAAATTCAAGAAAAAGCTTTATTGAAATTCTATGATTTCATAAGAGAAACCGATAATCTAAACGGTTAAAAAGGAGAAAGTTATGGCGGAAATAAGAAATGAAAATCACATAGTAATACACGGATGGATGCGTAACGAGCTTGGGCTTAAGGGGAACGAATTGTTAGTATTTGCGTTAATATACGGCTTTTCGCAGGACGGGGAAAGCGCGTTCAGAGGTAAGCTCCAATTTGTCCAAGATTGGGCAGGTATTAGCAAAAAGACCGCAATAACTATTCTTCAAAATCTATCTGAGAAGGGCTTGGTAACTAAAGGAAGAAGTGAATATGGAAAATTTGAATACGGTGTAAAAACTACACCTGCACAAGGTGAAGAAATTACACCATCAAGGTGTAAAAATTACACCGATGAGGTGAAGAAATTACACCGCGAAGGTGAAAAAATTACACCTCCATCTAATAATACTTCTTATATTACTTCTGATAAAGATATTGATAATAGTGGGTGTAATAGCACGTGTACGCCCGTACGCGAGAAAAAGCATAAATACGGACAGTTTAAGAATGTGCTTCTAACCGAAAGAGAATACGACAAGCTGATACTTGAACGCGAAAACGGAAAGGAGGCTATTGAGTACTTAAGCGATTATCGTGAAAGAAAAGGATATAAAGCAAAGAGCGATTATCTTGCAATATGCAACTGGGTATTTAAGGCGATTAAAGAGGAGCAATTACGAGAAAAAGAATTAAAGCAACGCGAAGCACGGCTTGCGGAACAAGAGGCAAAAGCAACGGAGAGAGAAAATCAAAGGACTTTAACCGGCAATCCATTCTTAGACTTATTAAACAAAGAGAACAAGGAAAACAATGAGGGAGTAATGGATATCTTATGACAAAGGTAGAAACAAGCAAAATACTTGCGATTATATACGCGATATATCCTCGAGCTTATGAACGGGCAGGAGCGGAAGCAACCCGTGACGCGTGGGAGATGATGTTTGAAAGTGAAGTATACGAGGTAGTAAAAGTTGCTGTAAAAAAGATTTTACAAACAAGCAAATTTGCCCCGACTATATCTGAGGTTAATGCTGAAATATCAAAGTACAAAGACGTACTACGAGCGAGATTAAGGCAATACAATTTTTATTTCGGGGATATGGCGCCGGAATGCAAGCAATGCACGGTTAAAGACAGACTGGGAGTAGTAGTTAAGTGCGGCGCGAGGATGTGTCCTAAGGAAGTATCCGCGTATGAAAAGCAACAATGGTTTTTGACGGATAAGCAAGTAGAGCAAATTAAAAGCATTTTGAAATAGTCGATGGAGAGTAATGACGATAATGTACATAGTTTTGGGAATAGCAATAGGACTAGTGGTAGTCCTAATGCTTGCAGAGATAATTAGTCTTATTGTGGACGTGGTGGATGAGAGGAAGAGGAGGAAGTGAAATGGCAAGACGCGAATTTGAGCTTAAAGGCAAGACAGAAGAGCTGAACAATCTAATTGCTGTGTTTGTAAACAGCAACTACCAAGTGCATTGGGAAACGCGCAAGGTGGGCAACGTAAAGCGCAAGGTACTCGTGATAGAGGACGTTAAGAAGAGCAAGGGGGATGAACAATGAGAGAATATCTTTTTAGGGGCTTTCACCCTGATGAGAACGGTATCAGGACAATTACGCTGAAAGGCAATAAGATTAAAGGCGAGTGGGTTAAGGGCAGTTTACTCTCACAATCGAACAATAAAAGCCGAACTTATATAATAACTCACGATGAATTATTTATAGCAATGACAGGTTGCGATGAGTGCGATGTAGCGTATTCCTCGCATTGTCAGATTGAAGTTCTCCCCGAAACAGTCGGTCAGTATACAGGGCATACCGATATTGGCAAGGACAAAATCTTTGACGGCGACAGGGTGATAATCAACGAGGACTTTGACGAAGTGTTTACTGTCGAATGGGACGAGGATACGGCGCGCTTCGTGATTGAGGGAAACGGTGTATGTTACGACTTCGAAGATGTGATGGATTACCAAATACAAGTCGTCGGAAACAAATGGCAGGAGGTAGAGGAATGAACAAGCAAGAGCAGATTGAGAAGATGGCACAGGCAATGTGTGACGGGTGTTCTGATGCACATAAAATTCCGCCCGAATGTAAGCCATCTGGAGATTGCGTAATATTCCATAGTGCAGAGAATGCAATCGAAGCAGGCTACATCAACGGCGCGGACTTTGTAAGATTTGTCAGAGATATATTCCCACAACAAGATGCGTGGGGAAACGACTATATTTATGTAGACAGATTTGAAGAAGCCCTGCAAGAGTATCTGAAAGGAGAGTGAGTATGTGGAAACATTACAAGGAAGTAAAAACAAAATGAAACCATTGACGATAGAGCAACTGAAAAGCCTTGAAGTTGGCGACTATATTTGGTATGAACGACTTGGAACTAATACGAAAGGTTATATAAAAAAGAATACGACATCACCAGATGTGTTCTGTATGTTTATAGGTCATCCCGTAGATTATTCCGACTACGGCAAAACGTGGCTCGCTTGGAAGAACAAGGAACAGGCGGAGTGCAAGGGCGAGATTGTGGAATTGCCGTGTAAGGTTGGTGATACGGTGTATGTCATCAACTACCAGTGGTTGAAATACAGAGAGTATAAAGTTAGGGCGATTGAAATTAGAACATCTGACATCTTCTTTACACTGACTGATGATTTAGGCGACAAATTTAGAGTTAAAGGAGTATGGGCAGAACAAGTAAGTATAAATAGTTTCAAGGATGAATGGTTCCTCACCCGTGAAGAAGCAGAGAAGAGGTTGGAGGAGTTGAAGAATGCAGAAAGAAAAAAGGTATAAAGACGCGCGGCTTAATATTGCAGTGGACGAATTGGCGCAGTATCGCGAGTTACAGAGACGAATTGAGTTTTTTAAGAAACGACGTAAATCGTATGAAGAGGAATATACTGTATTGAAGGCTGTAGCTTATGACGGAATACGTGTTGACGGTGGAGAGTATCGCAACAAGGTGGAAAGCGTAGCGATAAAATGGGAGGACCTTAATTCGGAAATTGCTCAGATGCAGTTAGACTCTGAACATCAATTAATTTACATACAAGTGAAACTAAATGCACTTACGGCATTGTACCGAGAGGTGCTTTGGTCTTATTATGTAGAATGTAAAGCGATTATTGATGTTGCGAGGGAAATGGGGTACAGCTTTGACGGAATAAGAAAGTTAAAGCTGAAAGCCTTAAAAAAATATGCAAATTATTAAAAGTGTACCCACATCGTACCTATATCTCGTGTTAGTATGGTAGTGGTTAAAAGTGTGTTTTCAATACTTAAACAGAAAGAGTTACTCCTTATGACAAAGTCCCTGCGGAAACGTGGGGATTTTGTTTTTATAACGAAAATATAGAGGGAAAATATGAATGCATTTGAGGAAAGTAAGCATCCAAGAGATAAGGACGGCAAGTTTACAGATAGTGGTGGAGGAAACTCGAGAGCAGGAGAGGCTAAACGTATATTTGAGCTTGCAGAAAAGTATGGAATAGAGTATAATGAAAATACAAGTTATCAAGCATTAAGAGCACGTGTAGAGCAAGCTGAAAAAGCAAAACAGAAAAATATATCATTATCAAAGAGCGAATGGGCGCAATATTATAGAATTATCGGAGATGAACAGCACGGAGATTTTGTTTACAAAACGAATAATGGACAAAGATGTGTGCGTTTAGAGGATAAGATAGTTTTGGATGATGGAAGTTTTGAAAATCCGAAAGTGCAAGGTGTTTATCGATTTAATAGCAATGACGATATGAATGATTGGTTGAATGTATTATCCGAGAGAGGTGTAATCAAATGACAGAAGAACAAAAAAAAGAATGTGCAAAATTTGCGGAGATTGCAAAACGGAAGAATTTTCATCCGAATGTTTGTATTGTAGCAGGAGTGCTTATTTTTGGAAGCGATGACTGGCATAGAACACTTGATAAAGTTATGGAGTTAGCCGAAAAGTGTGACTGCGATGAGTTCTCATCAAAATTGTTGGAACTGGAAGAAAATGAGAAATATAAAGTTGATGACGATTTTATAAACAAGACATCCGATTGATTTAACATCTTATCAATATAGGCACATCCTAATCGGTGTGCTTTTCATTTATCAAAAAAGGAGTTAGTCCGATGACAAAAGCAGAAAGAGAAACATACAAAGCAGAATTTGTCACAGGCGACTACCGAACTCTTAAGGAGTTTGCCGAAGCAAAGGAGTTGGCATATAGCGAAGTGCAGAAAGTATCCGCACAAGATAAGTGGATGGAAGCCAAGAGGAAGAACGCTGAAGAAATTGCTCGGAAAACAGTTGAACTTGGTCAACAAAAACGTATACAGTCGGCACAGGAGCGTATAGACGAAACATTAGAGGTATCTTCAAAGCTAAGGGCAAAAGCAAACGCGCTTTTAGCAAAGCCTGACATATCGGCAAAAGAGTTGAATGCTCTTGCTTCCGCCCTATATAGACTTAAAGAGGTTGAAAGCGATTTGCTTAACTTTGGGCAGAACGATAGAGACTTAGGCGTAGACGTTCATATCAATATAGCAGATTGTTCCGTAGAGGGAGGCGATACCAATGTCTGACGTAACGGTTCCCAAGCAATATCTTCCATTGTTTGATAACTCCGTAACCGAGATAGTAGAACCGAGCGGGCGGTGTTCGGCAAAGACTACAAGCAATGAGATACTGGCTGTAAATCTTATGCTACAAAGCAGACGGAATAATATTTGGTACTGTAGAGCTGAAAAGGGAGATATAAGAGAAACGGTATTCAGTTCTATGATAAACACCGTTCAGCTTATGGGATTGGAAAAGTATTTTAACTGGAGCCTGTCGCCGTTTACGGTTGTGTGTACTCTTACGGGAGCAAGGTGCTATTTCAGCGGAATTAACGGAAAGACAGACGATGATATGACCGCCACCAAAGGATTTACTCCTCAGGGGAATTCTTTGGCGTTGTGCATACTCGATGAAGCGGACCAGGTAAAGCATTACAATCATATAACGGCTTGGGAAAGTACCGCGTACCGTTTTTTGTTGCCACACGGTAAAATGATATATGCTTACAATCCGCCTATGAACAGACATCATTGGGCATATTCGTTCTTTGGCGATAAGATTAAGAATGGAGCAACGAGAATATATGCGACCTGGAGCGATATAAAAAAGCTGTTGCCTATAAAGACTATACAGCAGATAGAGAAATTTGAAAGAGACGACCCCGAGTATTATCGTTATTGGTATCTTGGCGAGCCTGTAAACTTTAAGGGAATGGTATATCCGCAGTTTGACCGTAAGAAACACGTTAGGGATTTGATGTCGTTTTATAACGAACGCGATAGTATACGGGAACTTCACATAGGACTTGACGAGGGAACGGCTTTTGACAGCACCTGCGCAACGCCTATAGCCATATGGCAAAGCGGAAGAGCGTTGGTGCTTGATTGTCTTGAGATAGACCCGGTAAAAACAGGACAGCTATCTCCAACAGAAACCAGTCGCAAGCTTTATGAATGGCTGACAGAGCTTGTAACGGTTAAATTTCCAATTCTACGTAATGTCCCGCGACGTTGGATATTTGAGAGCGCAGAAGGCGGACAGCAACTGCGATTGCAGTTTGTGCAGGATTACGGAGAGGATTGCAGACTAGTAACGCACAAAAGCATTACAGGGGATATAAAGAGAGTAAGGAGTATGCTTAGCGACGGCGTACTCTTTTTCTTTGACGCGCATTATGTAAACACAAGACAGCTTATGGATGACATTGAGGGCTATGTCTTTGATGAAAAAACGGGAATGCCAAAAAAAGGACAGAGAGATGACACGATAGACAGCCTCGAATACGGAACCAAGCTCTATTACGACGTGCCGTTCAGCAATTAAAGGAGGATTATATGAACACACAGAATATGCCGAATTACACGACGGCTTGCGTAAATATGGAATCGCGAAGGGTATTTGCGCCTTATTTTAAAGCGAGGTGGCAGAACTTACAGAACATAGTAAACGATACGGTGTTCTTTTCGCAGGTTCCCACGCGCTTTTTTAATTATTTTAGGACATACGTACAGCAATGGCTTGACTGGGCGCGCGGATTTGTCCCGCAACTGCATAAGGGAGATTTCTTTTCCACAGGAATGGGATATACCGTTTGCGATATATTTGCGCGTGAGTGTATGAGCGGAGGATGGCGAATAAATTGCAAAGACGATAATACCTCGCACTTTTTGGAGAAATGGACCAACGAACGCTTCGAGCATCTTTTAAATAAAATGTTTTTTTATTCCAATGCGGGAGGAAACGCTCTGTTGGTACTGACGCCGGTCAATGGCGATATATATCCGAGCGTGTTGCCGGCAAACAGATTCTTTTTCGATATAGGACGTAGCGGAAAAATAAGCTGTGCGTTGTTATATAATCGGTTTTCCACGGACGACGACGGTTATTATGCAATGGAAACTCGTATGACGGTCGGCAAGTCCTCGTATTATCTGGTGGAATTGCACAAAGGGACAAAGCAAGCGTTGTCGCCTGATTGGAATAAGGAAAGAGGGCTTTTTAAAGTTCCCGATGAAGCGCGAGTTCAATGGGAGTACAACTACGGAAACATTCAGCCCGCAGTTTGGTACAAGCTTCCCGATAATATCGGTATAGGACTTTATAACGTGCCCAATAAGAGCGTGGCGGTGTCGGTATCGGATATACCCGGTTATGCAGATAGCACGCTGCATACAGCGTTGGACATTTTGTACTCTATAGACTTCAATTACACCTGCGGTCAGCTTGACCAGTATTGGGGACGGTCAAGAGTGTTGCTTCCCAAAGAAATGCAACCCCGCCGAATAATTACGGATTCGACGGGAATGGTTTCGCAAGTTCACGAAAGCAGAGTAATAGAAAGTTTCGATACCGCGAGTTATGCGGCGTTAGGAGAAGATATTTACGCTAAAGTAGTTGACAGTAACGCCATAGACGGTAAGCCGATACAGCCCGAATTTATTCAGCCTGACCTGCGTGGAGAAGCTCATAAGTTTATACGCGACGCGGACCTCGAGTTGCTTGCGAGCAAGGTGGGATTGAGTTCAGCAACGCTCGCAAATCATTTATCTTATAACAATCCCAAGACTGCAACTCAGGTTGTGTCAGAAAACGATACTACGGCAATATCGGTGAATAACAAGCGTGCGCTTGCTACGGTTGCTATTGACGAAATGCTTGCGGATATAGTTCGATTTTACGGGCTTAGCGGAGAGGCGCACATCATATGGAACAAATACGGGGCAATGACGCCGACACAGAACAGTGAGTTGCTTGCGGACTACCAGGCAGGAGTAATTCCCAAAGAAGAGTATATCAAGCGCAGATATCCCGACCTTACCGAAAAAGAAGTAGCCGAATGGATGACAAAGCTTGAAAACGAAGAGCCGCCTATGGTTCGTGATTATAATCTTGGAGGCTTTTAATGGCAGAACCTAATGCGCTCAAGGAGAGTTTACGTGAGCAGACTATCATAATAGAGGATTGCACAGCAGAGTTAAAAGCATTGTTAAGTAAATCAGTATTCAATGCTACTCCGTTTGAGAATTATTTAAGCAAAGCCAAAGAGCTTATCGAAAACCGACTTAAAGAGATATCAGAGCCGGAGCTAAAGCAATCGGCGGAAGAAACTTTAAAAAGGTTTGCAAGACGCGAGTTTGGGAGGTTGCGCGCAAACCTTATGGCTAAGCCTGGGTTTAATTTTGTGGCATTGGCGCTTGTCAAAAAAATATGGAATAGCGAAGGCGCAAGGGATAAGCAAAGGGCTTTTGAGCAGTTACAGTCGTTTGAGCCTAGCCTAGCAAAATTGCCGCCTATACAATTTGAAAGCGGGACTGGTAATTCTCGTCGTTGGGGGTTGCCGTTAAACGAATATATGAACACTTATATGGAGCGCGTCAACAGCACTTGCCGTATGCTAGCAAACGATGTGGCAAAGGATAGCGATGGACTTGGATTGCGTTTGAAGAGCGAGCTATACGTGCGTCACCGTTGGCAGCAGGATAATCTCGACAGACTTAAGGCAAGCGGCGCAAAGCTTGTTTGGATAAGTTCTCACGTAAACTGCTCGGAGCGATGTCAAGCTTATCAAGGCAGATTGTACAGCACGGATGGCTCAAGCGGTACAACAGAGGACGGGCATAGCTATGTGCCTCTTGAAATGGCTACCGACCGTTATTCCACAACAAAAAAGGGACGCTCATACAAAAACGGAACGCTTACCGGATTTAATTGCAGGCATTATACAATACCGTATGAGCCTAAAGGCGTTACACCCGAAACGTTTGACGATTCCGAAGTCGAAAAAGCCCGAGAGATTGAGAAAGAGCAAAGGCGGCTTGAAAGAGAAACATATAAAATGCGGGAGCATTACTATTCCTATAAAGACATTAACAAAGTAATTGCATCAAAGTATTATCGCGCTGCCGCTGAAAAGAAAAAAGAGTATATTCAGTTTTGCAAAGACAACGAAATCGCGTGGTATCCGTCGCGAATACAGGTAAAACCGTAAACCAAACCCTACCGAATAGGCGGGGCTTTTTAATTAAAGGAGGGAATTGCAATGTTCAAGCAATTTTTTACAAAAAAAATAAACAAACAGGAGGAACAACCGGCAATGACGAAAGTCGAAGAAATCCTTGCTCGCTTCAGCGAATTGGGCGACGAGGAAAAAGAACAGATTCGCAAAGGTGTAGCAAAACAAGAGGACACTTCCGAACAAATCGAGAAAGCTGAGGAGCATATCGAGGAGAAGGGACACGACGAGCAGACCGAAAAGGACAGGATTGACGAAAGCGTGGCGATGCAGGAAAAGAACGAGGACGATGAGGATTCTCAAAGCGCAAAATACCGCGTGGACGAAGCGCAGGGTGAAGATAGATATCTTGCTCACGAGAATGCGATAAAAGAACTTCAGGCAGAAATCGCGGAGCTTAAAAAGGCAAATGCCGAAGCGGGAAGCAAGTCACAGGTTGTGGAGGACAGCGAAGCCAAGAGACTCGATGAAATCCGCAATCGTTATTTAAATTAAAAATACGCCATAGGAGGTAAGAAAAAATGGCAAACACAAATGTAACATCATACGGAAAAGTCGAGGGTATAATCAAAAATGTCCTTATGTCAAACGGAGGGACGGAAACTGACAGATACGGCAGATTTTATCTCGACGGACAAATGATTGGCGTGGAGCTTTCACGTGCAATCGCAGAAGCAATCTATCTTAACGAGGTATACCAAAACGGACTTAACTGTACGGTTAAGTATACGGACGACACAAGACCCGGTGGCGCGGTACGCGTTCCGCTCGAAATGCCGTTCAAACCGTCGTCGCGTACGTTGACTTACGGCGGAAGAAAGGGAACGCCCGGCAATGACGGTATATTCAATAAAAACGCGCCGATTCTCCCATCGACGGACGAGTTTATAATTTACAACAATCAAATCAACGACCAGGATATCGTTTTCCCCGATATAGCAAAGGCATACATTCCGCTTGACCTTATGTCGCGTAAAATTGCGGGCTACGGCAAGAGCGTTGCGCAGGACAGAACAGCATCGACTACGGCGGAAGTCCTGCTTTATAATATTTATCGCTCGCTCAACGGCGCGGATAATATCGTTTCAGACTTTGACAAATCGCAGGATAATGCGTACGCAAATCTGATTGCACAGCTCAACACGATATTCACAGACGGCGACCCGATTACAGGCGCGCTCACGTTCCCTACAGAGGGCAGGTGCGTGATATGTCGCGCAAGCTTCGGTTACGGTATTTTCAATAAGCAAAGCGGCGTAATTCTCAACGGTTCCGACCTTGCACAGAGAATGCTGCGCGACTACAATCTTTCTGAAAATCTTTCCGACCGCAGATATGTAGGTTCGGGATATATCGGAGAATTCGGAGGCTTGCACTTTGTTGTAATGCCTGACCAGCTCTGGACCTGGGCGGAACGCTATATGGGACTTGCAAAAGGCGCGCTAAAGAGCGTTGTTGCAATCGCATTGTCTGCGGATTCGCTTGCGCTCGGTCGTGCTGTTGACTTCGGGGTAAAGCTTCAGGATTCGGCACATCCGTATCCTCGCGGAATTATGGCAAGACCTATCAACATCTGGGGACACGAGATGTTCAGGAAAGCTATTCTCATTGCGGAGGGAACGTTTAACAACGACAACCTTACGGCTTTGGGCTTCAATGCGGATACTCGCGTTTATCCCGTAGCGCCCGCAGACCTTGCAAGCGACAATGACAATCATATGATTGCCGTTCCCATTTACGGTCCCGACGGTAAAACGATTGTAGGTATGCAGCAGATAGCGCAGGGACAGTCCCCGAGCGGTGATAACTGGCGCAGCGGTTTAAGCACGGTTGATACTCCCGTGGCAAACGTTAAAGGCGGTTCTTATACGGGCGAGCAGAGCGTAACGCTGACAAGCGCAACTCCCGACGCCGAAATTTATTATACTACCGACGGTAGCGAGCCTACGGTTGGCGGCGGCACAAAGTACGCAGCGGCAATATCCGTAAGCGCAACAATTACCTTGAAAGCAATAGCTATCAAGAACGGAATGGCGCCGAGCGGTATAATGACCGAAACGTATACGATTACGGCGGCAAAATAACGTCAAAAGGCAGGCTTACGGGCTTGCCTTTTTATATCCGTAAGAGTATAGCCGTGCAACTCGGCAACGGATAAAACGAGGTGAAATATGAAATTTCCATATGATGATAGCAATATGCGATATGACTACGGTCTGCACAGATACGTTTTAACAAAAGAGGGCGTTTTTGAGCTTTTAGGTGTAAACCTCGATACACAATTCAATCAATTTGAACCTAATGCAAGACAGCGCAGAGCAGAGAGGTTTCTGAAAAAAGTTACAAATACTGTATATGACTATATCTATGAAGGCAGTTGGAATTCACAATATATTGAATACCTTCTTGCAACGTGTCCGCAGTGCAGACAATACATTCAGGAAATGTTGATAGAGCAAGTTGATTATGTGCTTGAAAACAACTTCATACAGGATTTCAGCGGTGTGAATATCAGCAAGAACAGCACGCTCAAAAAGAACGATTTGCGAGGCAGTATGCGCGTTGCAAAGCGTGTAGAGGATATTTGCAGGCAGGACTTATTCGGCTTCGGGTTTGCGCTTAAAACCGTTTTGCCGCTACCTAGCGTACCCTGCGGGCTTTATAGAAAGGGGTATTGATATGTTGGAGCTTAAAAAGAATTCAGCGGAGATTTTCCCCGCCAAATGGTATAGAGCAGGCGTGCCGGAACTGTTAGACGATAAGGAAAACCGTTCTAAGCTGACAGGTCCTGCTTATCAGACTTTTTATGTGGAGATATTGGGCGCTTATAACAGAAGTAAATCGCAGACGGCGCAAAACCTTATTGTCAATACAGGCGGTACTGTGTTAAGAACTTCAGCGCATTTCGATTTCCAACAGGACGACCAAATAGAGTTTATGGGAATGATGTGGTATATCGAGGAAATCGAGTACGACCTGAGCGGTATATCTCCGCAGGCGGGGGTATATGGCGACGTTCTCAAAAATGCGATAACGACATTGCGTGTGGTTGCACTAAGGAAGAAGGGGACGCAAGCAAGATGAAAGGAGAAAACGATTATGTTTGATGAAGACAAACACCCTCGCGACGGTGACGGCAAGTTCACGGATAAGGGCGGCGGAGAGGCTAAGCGCGTGTTTGAGCTTGCGGACGAACTCGGAGTACATTATGACCGTAATACAAGTTACCAAGCACTGAAGGCAAAGGTTGAGGAAGCGCAGGGGAGCAAAAGTCTTATTCCGTATACGGAGAAAGAAAAGCAAAATTTGTTGTCAAGTTCTAAAATTATTATTCCCCAAAGCGAGGAAGAAATAAGTCGATTTATACAACAGGCAAGGAATAATGAGCAAGCAGTAAAGGGTAAAAAACTATTGCTAGGTAAAATAGACTCTATTACTTCACAGCGAATTAAAAAAGCAGTAAACGTAGATTTGGAAAACTATAATGTAGAATTACGAGCAGATGATATTTTACACGCATTTAATCGACACGGTGAATTGTCACACGAAAGTGAGCAATATAAAATTCAAGATAGTGATATTAAAAGATTCAGCCATATAGTAACTGCTTTTGATGAGGTAGAGTTTGGCAATAAGGGTAGGAGCCTGGTTTTCTCGAAGCGAATCGGCAATAAGATAGTTGCAGTTACATATTACGCGGAGGGAAATCGCTCGCTAAGCCTTAAAACAATGTATATAAATAAATAAAAATAGCAACCGTTGCCCCTGCGCTTACGTCCAAGCCGTTTTTGGTTATGAGCCAAACGCGCACAATGCTCAATGGTTGCTACTTACAATATTATTATACACATCGGCTAAAAATATGTCAAGTGCAATGAATGCCCTCATATGAGGGCGTTTTTATATTAGCAAAGAGGTGAAGAAAATGATAAGCGAAGCAAGACAGGCACAGATAATGTACGGTGCGTTGAATTATTTAAGAAGTCTTACACCAATAAAAACGGGCAACCTAAGATATAACGCAACTAATATTGAAAGCTTGGGCGAAGGGAAATGGCGTTTGTATATTGACGAAAATATCGCGCCCTATATGAAATATACGGAGGAACCCTGGGAGCAAAAAATGATAAAGATGGGTAATTTTAAAAAAGGTGGGATTATAGAGCGTATGCGCACTTGGAAAAATCCCAATCAGGGTTGGTTTCAAAAAGCGAGCGACAGAGTGGCGATGTACATTTCCACTCAGTTGCACGGAACATTAAAAAGAGGTGAATAATTATGATAACGACTGAAAAACTGGCAGCAATGCTTACAGACAAGCTAAACGAGTACCCGCTCACCCTAAACGGCAGAGAGTACTCGTTTTTCATTCATAGTAACGAGGGAGAGTATATTGCCGAAATAGACGGCTCGCAAAAGCGGTTGCCTACCAATGTGCTTAACGGCGTATTGATAGAGCAGAGCAGTACTCCCGTACCCCTTGCAGGCTTAAATAGCATATTGCTTATGCAATCGCTTACTGTGGTTATTCCCGTAAATATGGCGGCAAGAAGGTTGATAGGAAAGCGCACGGGCGGAATAGACTACGCTATGCGTTCGCTAAACGCGTTTGTACAAGCCTGCGCAGGTCTGACGGGTAATGAGCAGGACGACGACGGAAAGTCTTTCTCCTATGCGCTCAGTGTGTCTACTCCTATGGTTGGAAGCGAGGACTATTACGGTGAAATAGGGAAAGCCGTGCCTGTGACTATGCAGGTATCGTGGCAGTTTATTGAAAACGGTGTGCTTGCAAACGACGTGACTATAACTCTTGATGGAACTCCCGTAGTACTTATGGACGGGGCTATTGTGCGAACACGTACGGGCGATGTAAGTAACGTTGACGGAAGTGAGGAAATGCAGACTGCAATAACACAGCAGGGATTGACCTTCAGGATTGTAATGCCTCTTAAGCGTGGAGATGTAAGCAGTGTGCTTAAGCGCGATATGCTTACAGGAAATCTCGGCAAGACATACACGCTCGTTTATGATGACAGACCTGTAGTAAACGGAACGGTCACAAACAATGGCGACCGTGTTTCGGTTAATGTTTGTACGCAAGAAATAACGCAGACAATGACGGCAGGAAAGGGCATAACTCTTTCAGTTACGCTTACGATTGCGAGGAGGACAAACTAATGGCGAATTACACTATAGATGTAAATTTCAATTCAGCAAAAGATGAGGATGGCTATCAATCGCCCTTCAGCGCTCCAAAGGAGGATAATCCGGCAGATAATAACAATTCTTTCGGTTCGTTGCTTGTTGGGGTTAATTCCTTTGCAAAGGCTATACCGGGCGCAAATCTCGTTAAACAGACGTTCGACTGGCAAGTTAGTTTAATAGGACGCAATACAGGCAGTCAGATAGCGCAGGATAAAGCAAATGCGGTTATGAAGATAATAGGTCAAGTCGGGGGAACCGCAATGGCATTTGCCGCAGGCGGACCTGTTGGCGGATTGCTTGCTATGGCGGGTATCGCAGTGTCCTATGCTCGCGAAGCAGAGCAGTCAAGCTATGATAGGAGCGTTGAAAATATCAATCGTCGTCTGCTACGTGAGCGCGCTGGTGCAAGCTTTAATCGAAGCAGAGAGGAAAGGTGATAGTTATGCAGTTTCAAGAAAGCAAGCACCCTCGTGACGGTGACGGAAAGTTTACATATAAAGGCGGTGGAGAGGCAAAGCACATATTTGAGCTTGCGGACGAGCTCGGAGTGTCGTATGACCGTAATACAAGCTATCAGGTATTAAAGGCAAGGGTTGAGGAAGCGCAGAAGTATGAGGTTGTAGAACTGAGCGACGATAACGAACTGGCAAAATTGATAGCAAGTAGCGACGAGAATAAGAATAGAGTAATTCGTGATTACATAGCGAAGAATTTTGCAGGACGAACATTTGAATTGTCTGATGGAATAAGAGCAAAGGTATCAAAACCTGATGCCTCTAAACTTTCCAGCGCCACGGATGATAAACGTGTAGCAGAACTGTCAGATTTTGAAAGTCTGATAAAACGCGCGAGGTTTGAGAAACAGGTTGATGAGGTTGAGCATAATAAGTTTATTTCCTTTCGTTATTATTCTACTAACATTAGGTATAAAGGCGAAAAGAGCGGAATTTGGCTTAATGTAGGTAAGCATAAATATGATAATCAATGGCATATCTATGCGATAACGAGTAAAAAATAAAACACCGCCCAGCGACTTTACGCTGTAATCAAGCCCGTAGGTCATTGAATCAAAACGGTGTTTATTATAATATTATTATACAGTGCGTTCTAAAATATGTCAATAAAATATGAAAGGATGCAAAACTGCATCCTTTTAGCTTGCAAAGTGGAGTAATACTGGAAAACCTAAGTTGTGTTTAGCAAGCCTTGTGTTGCCATAATACGGCATATAATTATCTAATGCAACACTTTTAGGCAAGATTTTTTCTATTCGACAAAAGTAGTCAAAATCCGACAGAGAAAGGTGTATTTTCGGTACATATGGGAAAGTATATTAAAATTAGAACTTGATAGATAAAATAGTTGCAAATCAAATGCCGTTTCTGTTAAAGTACTTGCTATAACTTGGTTATTGACATAATGATTTGCATATAATATATTATAAGTGGAGGTGATAATATGTTATCGGCAGTAATTGTAGCAAATGACATTTTAAAACTTGCCAAGAGTGAAAAAATTGATGTTTCTCCTATGAAACTGCAAAAACTTATATATTTTGTTTATGGACAGTATTATGCAGAGACTGAATTGCCTATATTTGCGGAAAGCTTTGAGGCGTGGCAACATGGTCCAGTAGTTTCTTCAGTATATCATGAATTTAAGCAATATGGTAGCAGCCCAATAACAAATTATGCTATGGATGCAAAGGGGTCGGTTTGGTTTTCGCGTGTTTGTAGTGCCAACACACATTACCATTATGTGCTTACTAAAGTATGGGAAAAACTGAAAAATATATCGGCTGTTGATTTATCAATAATGACACATATTGCAGGCTCTCCGTGGGCAAATACATTTTGCAATTCTATCATAGATAGTTCTGAAATAAGAGATTATTTTAAGGAGCATCCAGTCTATGAGTGATGATATAAGTATTAGCAATTTAGAAATTCAAGATTTTCCTTTTGATGAAAGCGAAAATTCTAAAAAAGCTGGTGATGCTTCGCGATCAACTCAAAATGTGTCACAAGATAAGGTCGATGCAGGTATTGATTATGGTCTCGATGAAGTTAATGATAGAAATAAGACTTTAACCAACTTATTAAATGAGTTTTTTACTGATTATAAGAACAGCCAAGATACTATTAAAGAAAGAAGCGAAATGTTTTATAAATTAGCTTTGTTCATATTAGTGGGTGTCATTTGTGTAAACATTGGTTTAGTTTTTATAGCTACATTCGGCGATATAGAAAGTGTTGCAGGTGTAATTGCTTTATATGTTTATTCTGCATTAACTAGTGCAACATCAATAATGACCATCCCGATAATAATCGCTAAACACTTATTCCCCACGGATAGAGATGCTCGAATTATAGAAATTCTTAAGAGTGTTATTACTAATGATTGTCAAATAAGGGAGATAATTTATAAGGATAAGCACAAGGATAAATAGATCAATAACTAAAAGGACGTTACTCAACGTCCTTTTTATTTGCAGTTTAGCACTCTCGCAAGAGGGTGCTTTTTATATACAAAAATTCATTAAAGGAGGTACTTAATTATGTTTAGGTACAACATAGAAATTAAAACTCCAAACAGCAAAGAATGGGAACAGCTTAAAAACTGGGCAAGACCGTTCACAGATGGCACAACGCTCGACGACACGCTCGACGAGGGTTGTATCAATCTATCCTGCACAACGCACAGTGAGGCAATTCCGCCGTTTTCAAGGATACGCATAACAATATCCGAAAGCGATAAGAACGGCGATTATAAACAGGTAGGGCAGATAATCCGAGTGGTAGGCAATACCAAGCGTACAAGGCGCACTTATTCGTCAAGCTCTCCCACGCTTTGGGATTGGAATATCCAAACCCTTGAGGAAACCAAGTTACTTGAACGGTATATTTGCGACAGTATGATGAGTACAAATTATCTGAGTAAGGATTATGAAGGTGGGTTTAATGCTGTAGTAGGAGTTGTTACTGCGACAGGTGGTGACCAACCCACCGCCAGAGATGGTGTGATTTTTACTCCCTATCAACAAGGAACATCAGTTGAATTTCCTACTGTTGGAGGAGTTGCTCAATTGCCAGCATCTAAGCCTGCGGAATATCGATTTGGTTGGGGTGATGGTAATTTAAAAATTATAGACCCAAACAATCAAGAGGTATATTCGGGGAATTGGGTAGAGAAACATACTGTTCTATTGTCTGAGATTGGAACTTACAAAATTAAATATGTCGGCGAGAGTACGGTGAGTTATCCTCCGCTTTGGTACCCTTTTGGCTCACCAGTAACTATCGAGTTTGATATCGGCATATTTGAACACATTACACCTCGCACAAATCCAACAATCACCTCTGTGTGTGAGCGTTTACTATCGGCAGGCGTAACACGCAGAAAGGGCATAGAAAAGCAAAAGTTTGAGCTTGACGAAGCTTTTGCAGAGAAATATAAAGATGTATCTGCACCTGAATTTTCATTTACTCGCCAAACTTTATTTGAAGCTCTTTTGACAGTTGGTGGATACATACACGCTATTCCACGCTTGGACACTAAAGTAGATAAGAAAACAGGCGAGGAGAAGCAAGTTGTAACCTTTGACGAACTCGGTGGAAATGACGAGATAGATATGACAGATTTCCCAAAGCAAGTCTATTGTGACAAGGTGCAGAACATAAATGATTTCTGCTCTACGTTAGACAGCCCTGCACAAAACCTTTTAAACACTCAGGATAGAGTATCGGGGGCTATAACTGAGCTTGGCAATGACTACATAACTGTAAGGGCAGAAAATGCAGAAGTTATTATAGATGCAGATACGGCTATTATTCGTACATCTTTGCCAATCAATCAGATAGTCAAGCTTGAGTGCGGATATATAGACGGACGTAGCGAGCCAGTAGGCGATATTACGGCGTATGTTTATGAAAGCTCGGAGTATGATGTGCTTAGTAGTTACAGCGGAACAGCATATCCGTACAGCAAAGCTTTTGCACTCAGATATGCACAAGGTGATAATAAAATTACTGGCTTGCAGACTAAATTGCAATATTCAACCTCAACTGAGCAAAATTTAGCCAGTCCTGCAATAATCAATATTATCCAAGCTGTCACAAAGAAAAAGATTAGTACTACAGAAATTCATAAACTTGCTTTCCGTGTCACATATATACCAATTGTAACTAGTCGTGTGTTGCAACGTAAGCCATATGGAAATGTTGGTGGAGCAAATAATAATGCAGGGTGGGATAATTCGCTTGTATACAATCAGGGCGGAAATATGGTTGAAAGCTCTTTTTATGGTGATAAGATGAAAGGCGCAATCGCAAGGCTCGGTAATGAGGTTGAGCAGCGCACTTACGACTTCTATGACTACGCACAACTGCCTAAATGCGGACAGAAGCTTGATGGAATGTACATTGCTCGAATAGATGCAGAATACGACATCACGCGTATACGTGCTACGCTAACACTTACTAAGGACTTTAATATGTTAAGTCAGTATGTCGGTCTTAACTCAAACGCGCGTATGTATGACATTTCCGAAAAGCAGAGCGTTGAAAGATTTATAAATTACAGTGAAAACTGTTATGTGGGCGATGAAGATGGAAAAAGCGGTTATCCGATGTTAAGGGGAATTGAACAATTAATAAAAGGCACAATTAACAGAAATTCCAATTATAGGGTTCGTATTGCATATGTAACGGGAAAAGACAAAGACGGCAATGATATAGGTAATCCTGTAGTGCTTCCTGTAATGGCATTTGGATTTGGCAATAGCTTAGCATTTACCTTCTCGATGTATGATAATTACGGCGCAGGTTTTCAGAATAGTAATGTGTTTAAGGTTAATAGTAAATATAAAGGTGTACAGCGTTTAGTACCTTATGCAGACGGACTTGGAGAAATGGAAACAATGAGTGTATCAATGTATAATAATCTTTGGGAGCCAACAGCTGCGGACCAGGAGCCGGGAGGAAATGCAAACTTATATCCTTCATATAATGGTAAGCTACCGACGTCAGTTAATATGCTTATAAGTACGGGAAATAAGCCGCTAATAGTACAGAAAGACAGCAGGGAAGCTCTTACGGTAGTATATCAAATGCATTTTGTAGCAACTAGAGATAGCATAGTTTTAGGTGCGGGATTGACTCAATCCAATGCTTATGTAACGGATTATAAAAATTCCAAAACTCAGTGCTTATTGTATTTGTTTAAAAATAAGTTAAATATGCTTGATGCGGTAATAGATTTGTCAAGTCCAAATGCTTTATATATTGACACGGTTGCAATCCCTCATCCAAGTAAAGACCCTACGCTTGTAGTCGGTGCTGAAGTGTTATTCTTCAGGAAACCGCCTACTATAAACGATACATATAGTGCTTGGGCAATAATAGAAACGGAAAATTCTAAGAGCAAGATAGGTAAACTGGTTATAGGAGAGAATGTAAATATTTTACCAAATGAGTTACCTCCGTCTATCTATTTTACTATAAAATCCAATGAGTAATGAGAGTAAAGGGAAAGGACGCTTATTCAGCGTCCTTTCCCTCTAACTCTGTTATGCGTCTTTCTAACTCGGCTATGCGTTCTTTGTCCGCGGGTTTATGTTCACGGGACGGGATTTTGGGGAAGCGTTGAAACCCTGCACAGTAGAGTATAACCAGCACTTCAAGAATTATTGCGAGGTAAAAGCCGACGAAGGGGACACTGCTCCCGATAGCACAATAAATTATTACATAAACAATGTATAAAGCAAGGGGCAGATACAATAAGGGCTTACATATTTTCTTATGCTTGAAATGTTGTATTAAGACGACAATTAGAGAGATTATAATAAAACAAAATATGAGGGAGCCAATAGAAAGTATAGTATAATTTGAGGCATACTGCTTAAAATACTCGCTATATGTATTTGCAACAGTAAAACCACGATTTAATTCATAGATGTACAAATTCTTGATAGATAAGGGGAAGAGAATAATTTCTATTCCTATTACATAGAAAGAATACATCATTGCCAAATTAGGATGATGAAACGGTATGCGAGAATACGCTATTGGTGCAATAAATATTAGCAATAAGCTAACTACAAAAACAATAATTGCTTTTGGCTTATGTTTATTAATAAAATCTGTATAGCCTAATTTCATAGAGATATTTCCTCCCTCTCCTTCTGTAACTCTGCCACTTGTCGCTCCAATTCTGCAATTCGTTCTTTGTCCGTTGGCTTGTGCGGTCGTGGTTTACCAAAGCGTTGAAACTTGAAGCAATAGAGAAATACAGGAATGCTAAATAATATGCTGACTATAAGATTGATAGGGATAAGTTGTATATTGTCATCGAGTATAGCATAACGTAAAATTCCGTGAACCGCACAGATGATACATATAATATTGCTTATTATCATTATGCAAAATGGAATAAATATTAGATGTGTAATAGATTTTCTTTTTAAATATCTAATAAAAATGAATAATACGCTTGCAATGATTAAAATAGAAAATATAGTTGTCATAATACCATCAAAATAATATTTAATAGTAGTAGCATAATATTTTTCAAAAGAAGTATACGGCCCAACAGCATTATAGTAAAATTCTTTAAGTGTGCTGTAAGAGGTTAAACCACGTACGCAAAGCATTATTGGGGAAAGATTAAAAATAGTAAACGGACGATTATCGTAAGTGTATCCTGTCGTATCTAAATAAATGATAGGTACTAAAAAATATATCACAATATATCCCAAAAATAGAGATAGAAATAAAGTCTTATGCTTATCAATAAACTCCGAATAGCCAAGTTTCATAATAATAACCTCTGTTGGTATTATAAGACCGAGCGACGTATTTTGCAAGTGGAATATCTGTAAGGTTGGGTGGTGAAATACCACCCCATAAGCTGAATGGAATAATAGTACATTCAGGTCAGTAGTGCGTGTTTCACGGTGTACGTTCCCGTCTTGCGGAGCGCGGGCAGAACTTCCGAAGTCACCCAATGCTTAAACTCTTTTGCTTTGGGAAGTCTACTTCCAAAGACAAGCGCATACATACCCGATTCATTTATTATAATTGCGTTTTGCTTTCCTCCTGAGGTGGTAACTTTTCTTACCCCCTTATCTTCGACAGCGACATTGTCTTTTAAAGCGACCTTAGAATTTTTATATCCTAACGCTTCTGCTATGTCTTTCCCGCAGAAATAAACTTTTCCGCTTTGCTCGATTGTTCTTACTTGACGATCTAACTTAAAGTTAGACCGTGATAAGTATGCGTAAGGATTGTTTACTCATAAAGGGTGTCGGTTTAATCTACACCCTTGTGTATTGGGTGGGGTAGATTAAATCTACCCACCTCATCGACTTATATTTAACATAGGGTGTCCATCAGCTGGACACCCCATACAGGGCTAAATCAGATTTAGGGCTAAAAAATTTATAAAAGCACTTGACATAATCGTACGACTATGTTACATTATTATCACAGAACGAAATGCAGGCGTTTAAGTAAGCGAAGGAGGTAATATGTCAGAGAGAAAAGAAACACCACAACAGCGATACGCTAAGAAAAATATAAAGCAGTATAAGTTTGATTGTATGAAGACAACAGAGCAAGACATTATAGACAAAATGGAAAGCGTCCCTAATAAAGCAGGATATGTCAAGGGACTAATAAGAAAAGACATATACGAACAAAAGAAATAAGAGCAACTCGCCGTAGAGAAGTTTGTTGCCCTTATATATCACGACAAGATATTACTCTTATCTATCTGCATTATAGCATAACAGTAATATTCCTGTCAAATTCAATAAAACAGGAGTATACAATGAAAGAAATTAGTATCAACAATCAACAATTAGCAATCAAAGAGTACAACAATCAGCGTGTCGTTACTTTTAGTGACATTGACACGGTTCATCAAAGAACAAGTGGAACGGCGAGCAGAAATTTCAGAGCAAATAGAAATCGTTTTATAGAAGGAGAAGATTATTATAGAATTTCTAATAAGGATGTTCCGACGAATTTCGTCGAGACATATGGTTTTGATAAGAAAGCCCCGTCGTGTATTGTTTTAACTGAAAGCGGTTATCTTATGCTTGTTAAATCTTTTACTGATGATTTGGCTTGGGAAGTTCAAAGAAAACTTGTCAACACATATTTTAGAGTAAAAAGCATAGGTAAGCAAACCGCTGACGATAAAGCCCGTATGCTTGCCACGCGCGAGGAGAATGTCAAAGTCCGCAAAGCGCAGTTGCTTTTCAGAGTGAGCGAGAAGTGTTGTGTAGAGAGCTACAAGCAAGTCCTGCACAGCCATATTACTTTAATGCTCACTGGACAAGAGCTGTTGCCACTTCCGAAAGCAGAGCATACGACATATAAAGCAAAGGAAATCGGAGATATGCTTGGCATTTCGGCAAATATGGTCGGCAAGCTCGCAAACCGCTACGGCTTAAAGACTGCGGAATACGGCGAAACTGTTTGGGACAAATCGCCATATAGCGCGCATCAATGCCAAACGTTCCGCTATTACATATCCGTCGTGCCTGTCTTGCAGAAATTGATTGAGGAGGTGGCG